ATATCTTGCCGGCGCATCAGCTCGTAGCTGATCTTGCTTCCCGCCGTGAAAGGAACAACAGCCTTTCCCTGTTCGTCGGCTCCGTAGATGGTTATGTCTGATCCAAGTATTTTCATGACAGATAAGTCCTGTTTGTCGGATCGGGTTCACGCATGCGCACCGTCAACTTCCCACTTTTGAGACCTGTTCCGGTGGAGAGGTTCATGTACGAGACAACACACATGTTGTAGATTGTTTTGAGGGCCATCACCTTAATGGCCACAATGCCGGAGTTTAACTCCGACACTAGAGATGAAAACTTTGTAAGGAAGTCGGCTTTGCTCGTGCAGGCAATATCGATGATAAGCTGGACGGTGCGTTCATCAACAACGGTTGAGGGGATAATTGTCACCCCCGGAGTGATGTAAGAGGAATTTTCAACAGGTTCCTTAAGTGGTGCGGGCACCAACAGGTTGGCGTATGACCCTTCAATAAGTGTAGCCTTCCAGTTGGTGTAGGCATCCTTGTTGTTGATAAACCATTCTCCTGTCATCGTTGTTGTTTTTCGTAAAATTACCTCAAGTTATCAGGTCGTGGCGATGGAGCCCTTGTGCCATTTCACACAACAGGTCTATTGTGCAGTTTTTAGCTCAATCCATCGGTATTGTTCTTAATCTCCTTTATGTCATCAGCCATTTCAGGCAAGACCTTGGTGTATTTGGCAATATCCGTGAGCTGGGCCAGTGATTCGAGTTGGATGTTGCGGGACTCTTCTAGCCACTGGTTATGCTTGCGGAGCTCATCGCTCTGCGTAACCTGCTCGGCCATCATCACCTTCATATCCTGCGACATCTCCATTGTCCGGTTCTCGATGTTCACGCCCGACATCTGCAAGGCGGCAAAACGACCTTCAAGCGCGTCACCTGTATCCTGGCTCATAGCCTGGAAGCCACGGGATGATCCTGAGGATGCATTCATGTCCGCCATGCTGATGCCGGCAGCCTCAAAGGCTGATGAAAGTTGATCCCACAGGGCGGTCNNGCTATAGGTGCTCCCCCATCGTTCGTAAAACTCTTTGTTGCCAGTCTCGTCAATCAAGGCGTTGGCCAGCTCATCGTAGAGCGGTTGCATAGCCTCCGCCAGCACCTGGTATTTGAAAGCACTCAGCAAAGCCGCCCGCAGGGTGTCCTCAGTGAACGTGGCCAGGCTCTTGACACCCGACCGCATCTCCTGCAGGTTCTCCATTGCCCCATCCAAAAACTCGTCAAAATTCATACCTGTAACCAGCGAGGCCATTTCTTCATGGGTGAGCGAAATGTCATCCGTGAGGTTCTGAATAGCCTCATCGGAGGCCAGCCACTGCTCGTAGTATTTTTTGGCCTCTTTGGTAAGTTTACCCTGCCTATACAGAAGTTCGACCTGCTCGTGGCTCATACCCCGCAGGCTGTTCTTGTGGTAGTAGTAGCTGAGGCCAACCCAACCGGATTCCTCCCAATGTGAGCCCTGTACCTTGCCCCACAGCTTGTCCTGATTGGCTCGTTCTTTTTTTACACTATCCTGGTAGAGTTTAAGCTTCTCTGTAAGCTCAGACCAGTAATCAGCTGCACCCTCTTCAAGATACCCGGCCTTGATAAGGTCATTGAGCAACTCCACATCGTTGGCATAGGCCGCCAGCTCGTTGCGGCTCTCGATGAGCTTCACGCGGCGGTCATCCAGCAGGCGTTGATACTCAATCTCGGCAACCATCAGCGCAAACTGCTGAGCCTCTTGTTGCTTGTTTATCTCCACGATCTGCGTGACGACCGTCACCAATCCTGAGGCAGCCTGCGTAATTCCACCAAGAACATCACCGGCAGCAATGCGGCCCACACCCACGCCCAGGTCTGTGACGCCACCCATCAGGCTCATAAGCTGGTTGAGCCCCTGATCAACATCCTCGCCAAAGACAGAGCCAATCATACTTCCCCACTCGGCTATCTGCCCCATGGTGCCCGATGCTGATTTGGCTATCTGCTCCATCGAGTCAGACATGGCGTTCTTGTCGCCTGCACCTTTGGCGGCGTTGTACTTGTCGATGGCTTTTGAAAGGGCTGCAAACGGGTTACGGTCTTCAATAGCCTTGCTGACCTGTTGCGCTTTCTCCTGTAGGCGGGTAAACTCCTCAACGGTGATCGTAACGGCTTTCTTGACTTGATTGCCGGCGGCATCAGTTGATGGGATGTCGATGGTGACCATATCGCGTCCATCGGCGGCCTTTGAATACCGGGCACTGGTAACGACTTCCATCGTGCGGCGCGCCAGGTCGTTGAGGCTTCTGTAACCAAGATCGGTGATTTCTTTGAATAGCTCCTGATAAAAACCGGTACTTTGAAGGGCTTCACCTTCAAGACTGGCCAAGGCCTCCTGATAGGCCGCCTTGCGAGCGATGAGCGTATCCTGGATAGCGTCCTTTTCAGCCTGGGTGGTGGCTTTTAACAGGGCGTCATTGAGGGCTTGCTGGTCTGCTGTGTATTCAGCATCAAGAGCCAGGCGGCGACCGTCAAAGGTCTTGTACTGATCAACGAGGCTCTCTAGGACTTTCTGCTTATCCTCTCTCTGCTTCTTGTCTGCTTCCTCCTGCACCTGGCGGGTTTTCTCAGCAGCCAGCTGATTTTGAACTTCGATGCGCTTGATAAAGACCGATGTGTCGGGGCTCTCAACGCCTGATTCTTTGGCCTGTTTTTCGTACTCCTCCTGCTCTTTTCGTATGGCGGCAATTGTGGCATCACGTTCCAGGTTGATGAGCGCGATCTTATCGGTGGTGCTGACCTTCTTAAGATCGAGCGTGTCGTTTTCAAGCTTTCGTTGCTGGTCGATGACAGCCTTTTCGTAGTCCGTCTGAGCCTTCTCCTGCTCCTTTTCATCAGCACCTTTCTTTCCAGATACGCCGATGTCACGCATCTTACCTTTGACAGCTTCGATGTTGCCGGTAACCTCATCGAACTGCTTTTTGAATTCAGCTTCGGTGAGGTTTTTCTTCTTAAGGTCGTCAAGCTGTTTTTCAAGCACCAGCAGCTCATCGGTGTACTTCTTTTGTAGCTGGGCATGGGTGTAGACAGCCTCACTCCGTTTTTTCAGCTCGGCTTCAAGGGACTTGGTCTGCGTTTCAAGCTCTGACTTACTAAATGCACCAAGGCCGACAATGCGCCCTTTGGCATTCTCTTTGCCTGAGGCGTCAATGGCGGCAGAAAGGCGTTTGCGAGCGGCCAGCTCAGCGTCAATCTGAGCCTTAGACATGTCTTTGATGCTCAGATTCCATGCGGCTACACGGTCTTTCTGTATGTCAGCCTCGTAAAGGCGCAAGGTAGCACGGGCTCCTTCAAGATCGCGCTTGATGGCTTCAATGGCCACCGTTGACGACATACCACCTTCGACATTTGTCTTGCGCTGTTTTTCGAGCTTATCTTCAAGACCCTTGACGATGGCCAGTTGGCTGTCGTAACGCTTACTGTTCTCCTTCACGCTACTGTCAGCATCCTGGGCGGCAATCTCACGTTTGAGTTGGAGTATGTCGGCCAGCTTAAGGCGTTCAATGTCGTACTGCTCGAAAATCTTAGGGTACTCTTTCTTAAGCTCTTCAAGGGCTTTCTGCCGCTCAATATCCACCATATAGGCGTTGGTGGCCGTAGTGATGAGCTGCTCAATCTTGCCTTTGTGCTCTTCCTCCGCCTCGGCAAGGCGCTCTCTCATGGCTGCATGATCCTTGGCGGCCTTTTCGGCTGCTGTGTCGGCCTTCGACAGGGCCCATACGCCTGCCACAAGCCCCACCAGGGCAACGGCGGCCAGCACGTATGGGTTGGCAAGCATCGTCCTGTTAAGAGCCTTGGTGGCTGCCTCTGCGGCGATGGTGGCGCGGATCTGTAACGTCTGAGCAACGGTGTAACCCTTCAAGCTCTCAGCGGCCAGGGCAACGGCTACCCGGTAGGCTCCATAGGTAACAACAAGGGCGGCCAGCGAACGGCCAACCTTGTCGTAGTTTTCAATAGCCGATTTGGTGAGCTGCAGGCCTTTGTTGATGACCCCTTCACCCTTTTCGCCCATCTCATCCAGGGCTACTTCCACAGCGTCCTTGATGTTGGAAATCTGGCCGGTGAACGACTTGCTTTGTTCCTCCATCAGGTTGTAGAACATGCCGCCTTTCTCTGTCAGGCTCATGATGTACTTCTCAACTTCGGGGAATCCGATCTTACCGGCTGAAACCATGTCGCTGACTTCGGCGGTGGTCTTTCCGAACATATCGGCCAGACCCTGGAGCATGGGTATACCGGATGTGGTGAACTGCAGCATGTCACGGGCATATAAACGCCCCTGTGTGCGTGTGGTACCATACAGATAGGTAAGCCTTTCAAGCGGGAGGCCAAGACCGGAGGCGATGTTACCCAGCCGGATGAGCGTGTCGTTCACATCTTCGGCCGCAAAACCATAGGCCAGCAGCTGGCGGGCACCACCGGCCACGCCCTGCATACTGAACGGTGTTTTGGCGGCTGTTTCAATCATCTGAGCCATCAGCGCCTCAGCTTTCTCTTTCGAGCGCAAGAGGGTGGTAAAGGCAATCTCCAACTTCTGGAACTCACCACGCACCTCGATGACCTGCTTACCCAGTGCTGCCAGTGCTGCCACACCACCAAGCTTCAACAGCATAGAGTGCAAGCTGCCGGCACCACCTTCAACGCCTCGCATATCTTCACGGATGCTTCGTGAGGCCTTGCTTACATTCTGTGAAAGGCGGGTGTACTCAGCCTGCGTGCGGTTGATCTGCGATGTAAGCCGCTCAAACGCTTTCGGGTCTGCGGCCTGACTGGTGGACTTCAATTCGGTGCGGAGTCTTACCAACTCAGCCTGTAGGGCTCTCATCTTTTCAAAATCAGCCCCGATCTTAAGGTAAATGCCTGACATTACGCTTGTTTTTGTTTGTTTCGCTTCCTTTCCATCATCTCACGCCCGGTGAGCTTCTGCACCTCGTCATGCTCCTCGTAATCGGCTCGAACCTTATCCGCCTGCATGATCGTCAACACCCGGAATGGTGTATGCAGTGCCTCTTTGTAGGTGAACCCTAGTTCCATGAATGAAGCCATGAGCCCAAGAAGTGTATCGCCGCCTACTGTCTTGGTTTTGCCATCCTTTTTGCCAGCTCCGAGGCCGAGCTGGCACAGTCGAAAAAATCCTGCACCTCGATAATCGACAGTACATCGTTCCACGCCTCTTTCAGGTCAGAACCTCCCATGTGCAACCCTCTGCGGGCTATAAGGCTATGAATGCGTGGGTGGCGTAAGCGCTGCCACCATGGCCGATCACCGATGATGGCCCAGGCTATTGCCTCACAAATAGCTTTCGCGTTGCCGGGGATGAGCGCCACCACCTCAAGGCTGCCCATCTTATCATGAGCTACCACCTTTGAGAGTGGGCGGAGCATGCGTGCGATAGTCCAGCATGTTGGCTGCTCAACGGTGTAATAGCCGCGCCCAAACCTGATAGTCACGTGCGAGCCGATAATGCTTTCACTGACGACCTTAGCCGCCGGTTGTCTGATGTCTTCTACTTCTGCTTCCATCGTGTGTTGTTATAAGCAAACAAGGGAAGGGATTGTGTTCCCCTCCCCTGTCTTTCGTTGGTTGGTGGTCGCTTAATCAGCGGCCTTGATCTCGGTTGCATCGATCCACAGCTCGGTGACAATACCCTCAACACCCGACTCTTCGGGGATGGCGACTACCGACAGGCCGATGGCGCGGTCGGTATTGGAACCGGTGGCTACGATCAGGGCGCGGGGGAAGATGATGGCCACTCCATCCTCGGTGATAGCCTTGATGGCCTTGTACACGAGGGTTCCATCATCACCCCTGGCCCACTGCTTGTCGGCACCGGTGCCACCTTGCAGGGCTGCCTTAAGGGTGTAATCATACTGGCCGATGACAAAAGAGATCTGCACCTCTCCGTCCTCTTGCTTTTCCGACCGATAGATCTTGCCCGTGAGCTGGTTGCGGTACTTGTTGACCGTTGGCGACGCCTCTTCATACTTGAAGGTCGTGTCGTGGATGTTGTCTACCTTCGTCCAGGAGTGGGCGAAAATCTCGGCACCGGTGAGCCCGGTTGCGGGCGTGGTCACCGTAGCGATCACGTCTCCGTAGTAGAGCTCTTTAATGTCGATGGCTGATATTTTTCTTGCTGCCATAGTTTTACAGTTGTTTGAAGTTTGTAATTTCGAATTTCACTCTTATGTTCAGGAAATGGCTTTTCGTGGGCTCATCCTCTTCAATACCTGTATCTTCGATAGCAAACAGATAACCCACTCCACCAAATTCACCATACGTTGACCGGCTGAAAGCCGTTACCAGGATACGCTCCACCTGTGTAAGGCGCGCATTGTCAGGCTCCAAGTATGATGTTTCACCATCATCCGACGACAGTACGTCAGGGATGAACACCAACAGTCTGACATAAGCCCGCTGCCATGGGTCGGCGTTGTCGGTGGCATTGCCCACGATCACCACCCTTTCGGTTGGCTCATGAAGCGTAGGTGCTGCCTTGTCCTTGGTGACGGGAATGTCTCCAAGAACCCTTACGGCTTCCTTGTACAGGATGGTCTTTATGTCTGATAGGGTTATCATCGTCTGTTGAATTCATCAATGACACGTTCAGCGGCCAGGTGACCGGATGATGCCACATCGTAGCCTTTTGCTTCCACATACGAGCCATACACGGCTCCGGCCCCCACGGTGATGGCCATATCTCCGGACAAATCCTGAGAGCGGACACCATCCTGGAAGGCGGCGTTGCCGGATAGTTGTTGGATGACCCCATTCCTGGTGTAGGCATAACCGTTAGAACCCCTAAGGATGCCGGTACGATCTTTGTAAGAGCCGTTGACGCGGGCGGTGGCGACATACGTCTCACCGGCCCTGAGCAGGGCCCGTTCGACTGATGATACTACCCGTTGTTGCTCCTGGGCGCACATCCTGTCAAAACCATCCAAATCAACTTCAACTTTCATAGATACATCTCGGTGTAGGGTTGGTAACTCATCCTTACGGAGCGTACTACACGCCCTTGGGCACGTACAGTCTGACCATCGGCATCAATCACCCGCACCTCGGTAGTCTCTTTGAGGGCCTCGATGGTTGGTGTGACGATCTTATGCTGGTAGATGTACGCCTCACCGGCAACACCTATGCTCCGCTGCGTGTTGTTGTCATCACAACGGCAGGGCGAGAGGTCAACCCACGATGGGGTGCTTTTGACAGGATTGCCATCAGCATCCTTGGTCGTAGGCTGCGTCTCTTGCTTTTGGAGTCGGTGGGGTAGGTACATATCACCAAAGGTCTGTGCCGTCCTGGATACCGGTTAAGGTATTGGGCAGGTCGTAGGTTGAACATAAGTAAGCATGGTATTTCATCAGGGCATCCTTGTCGAAAGAGGTGGAAAAACCACCCTCGGAGACCGAACTGGGGCGTAGCAACAGCCCAGGTATAAACCCGGCAATGGCTCTTGCTACGTCCGCTATGTTCGATGCCGTCACATCAGAGCTCATGGTAAGACCCCCGTTGATGGATAGCTCCAACAACTCAGCCTCGCAGAGCGTGATGCTCATCGACTGGAATTTACCCTGTATATAATCCCTTATGCTCACGGCCTGATGGTGTTCAGGTTGTAGATGGCGTTGATCTCGGTGAACACCGGCATGGCCAGCACCTGGGCGCGGGTCATTTCAGCCCCGTTGCTTCCTTCCTTCTCACCAACACCCCATTGCGAGACGCGGATACGTCCTACGTTGGAGTATGCAATACCTTCTTCTGGTCGCAATTCACTGTCAGCATAAGCGTTCTTGATCACACCAAGCGTACCTTCGGGGACAAAGGCGATCATGTCCGTATTCCACGGAGTATGGGGGACAGGGGTACCGCCACCGCTCTGTACGCGAACTTCACGCCTTACCACTTCGATGGACGGCATGTCGTTCTCGGCCAGGAACTCATTGAGCTGGCTCACGAGCAGCGGGCTGTTCTTTTTGTCCGCGCCGAAAATCACCTGCTTCATAGCCTTGTTGCGGAGGATGTAGCTGAGCTTGGCACGGCTCATCAGCATTTTCGACAACTTGACCTTGTCCTCGGCAGCATCAACCACCGCCTGCAGGTCTTCCCAGCAGTCTACGGTTAGGATGTTTTCGTCCGTCCATGAGGTTTTGACCAATGCCTTGTTCTCTTCCGGCATCTTGTAGTCGATGGTGCCACGAGTACCGGCTTCGGAGTTGTTGTCCGAAGTGAAGGTGTAAACACCGTTGTTCGAGAGAGCTCCAAGGAACATCATGTCCAGCTTGGCCTTGACGCCATTCACAACGAACGACACGTTCTTGAACATCGTGTCGATGAGCAGTTGGGCTTTCGCTTTGTCATCGATCCTTTTAGAATCGAGCAACTCAAGCACCTTACGGAATTCGGCAGCCTGCATCTCCTTGCCAAGAGCGTGCAGAAGCATGCTTTTAGCCCAGGTTTCGAGGCCTTCGGTACCGATGATGGGGGCTTTACCATTGGCCTCCATCGTGGCGGCAGCGATGCTGATGCCATAAGAGCCAATGATTTCTTCAAAGGAGAGACCAACCTGTGGGGTGTCCCACGTCAGGTATCTCTCGTAGATGGCCTGATCAAACAGACGAATTTTCTGTTCAGAGGCCTTGTCGATGCGGATCTGGGTGGCTTTCGTCAGCTCACCAAAGATGGATGTGTAGATCATAATTCAGGTCTCCTTTCTACTGACTGTTTGATAAATTTGATCGAGTGGTTGGCACCAAGACACATGCCAGCGACCAGCCATGCCGGATCGTGGATCGTGTTTTCGGCGATAACCAGTGCTTCGTATGCGACATTGACAGTCTGGAAGCCGTCAGCCTTGTACACCTTGGGCTCGCCAGTAACGGCGTTCGGAGCGTACTTCGGAGCGGCAGGTGTGGCAACACCAGGCACGTAGGCAACACCTTCGGTGGTCTGGGTGATCGTGGCGGCCAGCGTGCCGGTTTCGGCCACGGGGGTGACAACCAGGACGGGAAGATCACCAACACCACCCACAAGCTGGGTGAAGATCAGTTTGCCGTTCTTGGCAACAACGGTGAACATTCCATCGTACTGGGCCGACACAGCATCTTCGATGTTGGCGGCGGCAGCCTTGGCATCTTCTCCGATGGCAAACACAGCGTCTCCTTCGGCGGCAGCGAATAGGTATTCGACACCGTCAAGGGATAGCTTGTCGCCAGCGGCGGGTTTGGTACCGATGGTCAGCGTATATACGCCCTTCACCTCTTCGGTGGCGGCTCCTGCAGCTTCGTAAGCAGTGGCTTCGGTCAGCAGATCATCGGCGGTCAGACCTTCGATGGCGGCACTCAGTGTCAGCACATCGTAAGATGCGTTGGTCTTATCGATGGCGGTGATGGCGGGGCTGGCGTCCGTTTTGCCGATTTTCATCAGCACGTCACCAACAGCAAAAAGGTGGTCGGTCTTGGCCACGCGTGGTGCGGATGTACTGCCTCCGGCAACGACCTTGGCGATCTTGACAATGCCAACTTCTTTGTTGGCAAAATCAATTTGCAACGGCGTGGCTTTTTGGATCAGCACGCCCTCTGTCAGGGTCTGCTTAACCTTAAAGTCGCCGGGCAGGATCTTCGGGTCGCCGTAAAACCTGGGGGCTGTGCCCCCATAGGCGTTCTTTGAAAATTCTACTCCCATGGTTCAATGGTTTTTGGGGTAATTACTCTGTTGCTTTGGGTAATCCTACAAGTGACGCTTCCACAACCTCACCAAGGAGTTTGTCGTTGGTCGAAAGGGGGTTACCTGTTTTGTTGTCCAGGCCACGTGCAACCTCCCGCTGTGCTACCTTTGTCAGGTAGGTGGTGATGCCGGCTTCGTCCGCATCTTCTGCAATGGCGAAACCTTCATCAATACGTTCTTGCGGGATTTTGAGCTCTTTGGCCTTGGAGAGGATGAGTTGCTGACGGGCGGTGGCGGCGGCGGCGGCTTCCTGCTTGGCAAGCTTTTCCTGCAGAGGCTTAACGGCTGCCTCAACGGCTGCCGTCACCATCTTCTGGATGTCGTCGTCTTTCGTTTCCGTCTTCTTGCCGGGCTCGTCTGCTTTCTTCTTGTCCTCCACCTCTTTTTTGAGGGTGGCGTTCTCAGTGCGCAGCCGGTCGGTTTCAGACTGGAAGGATGTCAGCATGGACTCGATTCCGCTGACAGCGGCCTCGATATCCTCTTCTTTGGTGACGGTTTTTGACAGAAAGTCGGCTACCCCGTCCAATGCCTTCTCCCCGAACCCCTTGTTGGCGTACTTGGTTTTCAGGGCGGTTAAAATTTTTTGTTTCATGATCATGTGGTTTGTGCGTAATAGGTCACTATGCACTACGAAGGTATGGCCTACGAAGAATACATCCTCCATGGGCACCACTAAAGAATCACACAAGCGGGTTGTTGTGTGATACTCGTCAAATATGTGGTTAGATAAACCGAAGCAGTCGGGAATTGTCCAGGATCCAGTCGGGGAGTTTGTCTGGATCCATCTTCTCAATCTTTTCCTTAAGACTGGTGTAGTAGTCTGAGAAATTGCCGGGGATAGGTGGCTGCTTGGCATTGATCTTCCGCCCGGCATCCAGGTCAGAGAGTTGCTCATCGTTGACCATAATCGGTACAGCCACACATCGGCATGACGGGTGCCACCCGGTGAACATAAAGCTCTTTGGATAAACACCCTGCAAACGTTCACACAGCGGACAGACGGGCGTCAGTGATCGCTGGGAGGGGATGATGCGGAAGCCGATAACGAAGTCCATCGCCTGCCATCGTAGGTGGTCGGCCGTGCGGTAGGCTTTGTTGATCTCTGTACGCGCCAGGCGCATGGCATTCTGATAGGATGACCGGTAGACGCCCCTTCCCGGATGGTACTCCATAGCGGCGGCTGACAGCCTGTAGGTGCCCGTCTCTTTATCCAGCACCTTACGGTAGAGTCGGTCGGGCTCCCTCAGATACGACCGTATACGGCGGCTGAGCACGTCAGCACCTACCCCCTCGTCAATAGCCACCTGGATAGCCATCTTCAACTCATCCTTAAGACGGTCGGTATAACGCCATACACGGTCTGATGCCCGAAGGCCGCGCGTCTTACGCGAGACGAAAGCATCTAGCGCATCATCGTTATGCACCAGCCACGGCTTACGTGGAGAGCCAAAACGGCCCTTGACGAACGTATCGTTCTTTTCGTTGGAGATATCCCAGGCAGCAGTGATAGCGTTCTTTATCGAAAGGGTAATCTTCCTGCCTGCACCCTCAGCCGCTTGCTCTATGGTCTTGGTGACGGTTGGTGGTAGTGCTCCACCGGCAAGGATCGCACTCTTTGCCGGCAAGGACTTGCGGGCCACATCATCGGCAGCCTCCTGGAAGATTTCGTCAATCTCGCGTAGAAGCTCATCATGCCTATTCTGGTATTGCTTGTCGTGCTTATTCATCATTCAAGACCGGCACTGGGGAAGGCTGACTCCTGGGTCTTGCGGGCCCTGTCGGCCAGGATCTGCTCAACCTCTTTTTTTGCATCCTTGGCAAAGCCCAACATCGACACAGCCTGTTCGAGCGACAGCACGCCGGCGGCATAAGCGTTGGAGACACGGGTGATCATCTCGGACGTATCCTCGTCAAACGGCTCTGCAAACTCATGGGTGATGACCAGGTCTTTGACGTTGATCTTCAACACCTCTGACATGATGGTTAAAATCAGGTTGATCTCTCTGTCCACCAGCTCATCGTAAATCTCCATCCTGTTGTCGCGCTTCATATAGCCAAGGATCAGCGCACGCCTGAGGGCTTCGCCTGAGAGTGTACCCATGCCCTTCATACCCTCATACGTCAGGTCGGGGGTGAAAGAGTCGTTAAGGATGGATGTACGAAGGATGTCTTTCTCGAACTGCTTCATCTCGACGTTGGACGGTGGTTCCACATACCCGAATGTGTCGTCTTTCGATGGTAGGATGATAAGCTTGCCTACGGACTCAGGATCGGCAAGCTTAGACAGGGCTCCGGTGGTACCCTTAGCGATGGGGTCGGCAAAATATTCGTTGGTGTCGGCCGTCTTTGAGTCGTTCATCTCATCACGATGGATACGGCGTTGCGCTCCGTCCCACTCGACAGGCTGTGATGCGTAGATGATGTTGATCTTTCCGGTCGGGTTGGGCTTTTCTTCAACATCCCATCCCAGCTTACCTTTTTTGCACCTGTAGATCGTTGAGGGTGTCTGAATATCGAAATGCTCGACCGTTGTTCCGCCCTCCTTGAGGTAGTAACCATACCCAAAGGCCACCATGTTCTTAAATTGGTCAAATAGCGGTCGTAGGTAGTAGCCGTCTTTTCGCGACAGGATGACGCACTTGACTGCCGGCTTGCCTTTGTCGTTGTAGAATTGATAGAGTTTGGCTGCCTCCCCTTCGGCACCGGCCATCCGTTTGAACTTACGCATGTTAGCGTTGAAGCGCGTATCATCCAAGAACTTTTTGAACTCTTTGTTTGCCTTGGCCTGGCTTTTTTTTTCTTCT